GGCGAAGAGAACGTGTCCGGCCTGTGGGGCATGCTCACCCAGGGGTCGGCCGGCAACGAGTTCAAGGCCTGGGGGCGCATGTTCACCCCGTCCGAATGGTCCCGGGCCTGGGACGAAACCTCCTCCGGCAAGTCCTACATCCTGCCCCAGGTGCAACGCCAGGCCCAGGCCGCCTTCGACCCCGACACCTACGCCTTGGCCCTCAAGCTGGCCACCGGCGCCAACCCCCAGTCGATCATCGCCGCCGCCCCCCCCGAGCAGCAGCAACAGTTGGCCTACCAGCTGTCTTCGGACGCACAATTACATAGAGCGGTGCAAATGCTGGGCGACGGCCACCTGTCGGTGGGCCAGTTCCTGGTCGGCGAGCACTTCCTGGTCAACCATCCCACCCTGGGCCACGCCCTGTCCGGCCTGACCGACGCCACCATGGACTGGTTCGGCGACCCGCTCGTCATCGGCGGCAAGCTGGCCAAAGGCGCCTCCACCGCCCGGTTCTTGATCCGCTCCTCCGACGACGTGTACGACCTGTACCGGGGCAGCGCCCTGACCAGCCCGGTCCGCTACGCCGGCAGCGCCGGGTTCCGCAACGCCGTCGGCGACATCGCCGACCGCATCGCGGCCAAAGGCACCGGTGCCACCAGCGACCTGCTCCAGCGCTACCCCGAACTGGAATCGGTCCTGCCCACCATGGTCCAGCAGAACCTGGACACCCGGGAGAAGGTTCTCACCTTTTTCGCCGACGACATGGCCGGCACGGCCAGCATCATCTCCGGTAACGCCGCCCACGTGGCCGGCAAGGCCGGCGGTGTCGTCCCCCACCTGACCTGGGCCGGCCAGGCCCGGCTGGCCGCCAAAGGCGCCCTGACCAAGACCATCAACTTCGCCGCCGACGGACCCAACACCCTCGAGGTGGACCCGGCCGACGTCATCGACCATCCTCTCAACCCGCCCGGCCCCATCAAAACCCTGACCGTCGGCACCGCCCAGAGCCTGGCCCGCAAGACCGGCCTGTCCGCCCGCCGCTTGACCACCCTGGTGTCCGACAAACCCACCTTCGACGCCACCGACCCCCGGGCCCTGTCGCAGCTGCGCAACATCCTCCTGTACGCCCTGCCCGCCGAACGGGCCGACCAGCTGGTCAACGCCTTCGCCGCCACCCCCGACATCGGCCTGAAGCGGTCCATCTATTTCGGGGCCATGAAAGAGCTCGGCCACGGGTTCGGCATCGACGAGGACAGCGCCTTCTGGCAGAAATACCTGTCCCGGTTCACCTCCGAAGGCCCCGACAACGTCAACAGCCCCACCCGGCTGTACGCCCCCGGCGACATCGGCACGTTCGACATCGACGGCACCCCCACTAACGTCGGTGTGCTGGCCAAGGACGCCCCCACCGAATGGGGTGTGCCCGACTTCCGGCGCCTGTACATGGAAGGCAAGAAGTCGGGGATGCTGCGCTCGGTGGTGGGGGCCTCCAACACCGATTTCGCCGACAAGTTCATGAAGCCGTGGCGCAACCTGACCCTGGCCCGACCCGGGTTCGGGTTCCGGGTGGCCGGCGACGAAGCCTTCGCCGGCATACTCCGCGACGGGCCGCTCGCCTACGCCAAGGCCCGCCTGGGCGCCTCCTTCGCCAACCGCACCGCCGCCGCCGGCGCCGACGCGGCGCGCGACGACGAGGTGGCCTCTGTCTACGACCGGCTTCTCGGCCATCTGCCCCAGAAGGTGCGCGACACCATCAAAACGCCGGTCGACGCGGTGGCCGCCAACCTGGGCAATACCACCGCTCGGGCCATGGCCGGCGTGGACGGTGTCCTGCCCGAGTCGAAATACGTGCAGGCCGCCCGCAACATGGCCGCCCACGGCGTCAACGACCCCGACGGCGCCTTCGCTCGAAACATCGCCTCCTCCGAGCATCCCTTCGACTCCGACATCAAGGCCTCGGCGGGCCGGCTGGTCTATCTCAAGGATGGCAGCATGGTGCCGGCCGAGATCGCCAAAACCGGCGCCTACAAGAACTACGACCTGACCGCCGGCGGCCTGCACACCCAGATGTGGCACAAGACCCTGTCCGACCTGGCCGCCGACGCCTGGGCCCGCACCAGCCTGGAACACATCGACGACGACCCCCTGGACCGCATATCCGCCGTCGCGGATCACATCCAGGACAACCCCGAGTTCTGGTCCCGGTTCGTCCGCTCGCTGGGCACCCGGGACGGGCGGTTGGTGGCCACCGGCGAGGTCACCGCCCGCCAGGCCGCCGAAGACCACGCCCTGGCCGTCAACCAGCTGGTCGACTCGGCCGTCTTGGACCCGAACGGCAACCACATCGCCCAGGCCTGGGGCGGCCCCGGCCAAACCTTCGGTACCGGCGAAACCCAGAACCTGGCCGACCATCTGCTCACCCACGGCCGGCCTCCGTCGGTCAACAAGCTGGAGCAGGTCGACGAAACCGTCCGCCCCGAGACGGTGAAGGGCCCCGAATATACCGACGTGGTCAAGAACCAGGGCGGCCTGTTCCAGACCTTGGCCAACAAGATGTTCGAGAAGATCATCGGCCCCCAGATCGACTGGATGTCCCGCCAGCCCCTGTTCGTGCACAACTACGCCACCTCCTGGGACGCCTACGCCCCCCTGCGGGCCAAATGGCGGCGGGCCGGCATCAGCGAAGAGAACATCGACAAGTTCTCCCACGAGTACGCCACGCAGAGGGCTGTCAACCTGACCACCCCCTACATCCACAACCCCGACCTCAAATCCCAGTTCTCCGTCCTGACCCGCAACCTGGCCCCGTTCTGGTTCGCCCAGGAACAGTTCTACAAACGCTGGGCCCGCACCATGGCCGTGGCCCCCTGGGGCTTCCGGCAGGCCCAATTGATCAACGGTGGCCTGCAGCATTCCGGTTTCGTGCACACCGACCCCCAAACCGGCCAGGAGTACTTCGTCTACCCCGGCTCGAGCATCGTCACCGACGCCCTGGCCAAAACCCTGTCCGGTATCGGCATCGACTCCTACCTGCCGGTCAACGGCAGCCTGACCGGCCAGATCAAAGCCCTGTCCCCCGGCTTCGAACGGCCCGGCATCCCCAACCTGGGCCCATTTCTGGTCGCCCCCATGAACGCCCTCAAAACCATAGACCCCAATTTCACCAAAGCCATCGACGCTATAGAAGGAAAACAGGCGGCCAGCCAGGGGGTTTTCAAACCTTTTGTCCCCGGAAACCTGCAACGGATAGCCGACCTTGTCAATCCGGACTGGCTGGACCATTCCCAGTACGCCTCGGCCCAAATGCAGGCCATCCAATATCTGGAGGCCACCGGGCACGGCATCGGCCAGCCGGCCACCAACAGTCTGGGCAATATCGACAATGTGGGTCCGCCGCCGGCGGACATGAAAGGCCGACCCGGTGACTATGTCACCGACGCTCGAGGCCAAACCTATATCGCCCAACCGGATGGCACCTGGCGGCGCAACGACCCGACCGAACAGCAGCAGTATTTGACCCGGGTCAAGAACTGGGCCCGCATTTTTCTCATGTCCCGGGCCGTGTTCGGCTTTTCTGCCCCGGCCGCCCCGGAAATGCAGTTCAACCCGAACAACCTGCACAACGACCTGCAAACCTATCTGAAAGAGCTGCCGTTCAACGAAGCTATCGGCGCCTTCCTGAAACAACATCCCGACGCCACCGCCTACACCGTCTTCCAGACCAAAAGCGGGGACGGCACCCCGCCGCCGGCCACCGCCAAAGCCATGGACTTCTACGACACCAACCGCACCTTCATGGACGCCCACCGCGACGCCGGCTCCTATTTCATCCCTCAACCGGCCGGTAAAGGACCGTTCGATCTGGCCGCCTATCAGGAGCAGATGGCCGACGGATTCCGGCTCAAAAAAGCCCCGTCCGAGTTTTACAACGATGTCATGTACGGCCTGTCGGCCCGCACCTATTTTCAGGCGTTGGACAACAAGAACAAGCTGGTGGCCCGCCCGCCGGCCGGCCTGACCACCGGCCAGGTCCGCCAGCAGTGGGACCAGTGGTCCAAACAGTTCATGGCCGTCAACCCGGTCTTCGCCGACCAGCTGACCTCCTCGGGCGGCGCCCTGAAGCGAGCCCAGATCATGGAGGACGTCGGCCAGGCCCTCAACGATCCGGCTCTGCCCCCCACCCCGCAAACCGAGGACATCGCCACCCTGTACGCCGGCTGGCGGAACTGGCAATTGATGATCGGGCCTCGCTCGTCCACCAACGCCCCCCACCTGTCCTCGGCCACCAAAAACTATCTGGACGGCCAGTTCGCCCTATGGGCCGAGGCCTACGTCAAAGCGCACCCGGACGTGGCCGGTCTCTACGACAAGGCCATTCACCCGGCCTTGATCTCCACCCTGGATGCCCTGGCCGCCCAGGGGGCGAGCACATGAGTGTCACCACGTCGCCGACGGCCGGGCCCATCAACTTCGCCGACCCCAATTCGGTGCAGGGGGCGGCCGGTGGGGCCGCTTCCGGTCTGGCCGGCACGCAGGCCCAGACCCCGGTGTACGCCCCCGGCAGCTTCTCGTCTCCGTACTATCTGAGCCAGATCCAGAGCCAGGGCGGCCAGGTTCAGGTGGCCGGCGACCTGGCTCAGGTCATGGGTATCCCGCCCGGCTCCTACCAGTTGCACGACCTTTTGGCGGATTTCAACCGGCTGTCCCAATCCCAGCTGTTGCAGATCCAGACGTTGCTGTGGGACGGCGGCTTCTACACCGACACCTCGGGTGGACCTCAATCGACTCCGCCCACCTTCGGGGCGCACGACAACCAGTCGTTCCTGGCCTTCGGGAACGCCCTGCTCTCGGCCGGCCAATCCGGCCGGTCCCTGGACGACACCATCATGACCAACGTGTCCCAGGGGGTCGGCCAGGCCCAGCGGGCTGCCTCCCTGACCCCCCAGGTGGGCGGGGCCAACGTGTACCGGATCGACCTGACCAACCCGGCCGACATCGCCTACACGGCCCGTACCGTGTTCCAGGCCGCCCTGGGCCGCAACCCCACCCAGAAGGAGCTCGACAGCGTCGTCTCCACCGTCCAGTCCGGCCAGCAGGCCCAGGGGGGGGCCTGGGCCAACGTGCAGGAGGGCGCCGAGCAGCGCAAGTTCGCGGCCACCGAAGCGGCCCGTCAGGCCGCCAACGCCCCCCAGACGGCCCTCGGGCCGGTCCCCAACGGGCCGTTCGCCGATGTGGGCCAATGGTCGGTGGCTTTCCTGCGCTACCTGGGCGATCCGGTCACCACCTCCAACCTGGCCGCTATCATCGGCTGGGCCAAGGCGGCCGGGCAGGGTATGGACGGCAACAACCCGCTGGGCGTGACCCTGGCCGCGGCCGGTTCCAAGGCGGTCGGCGGCGGGCCCGGACCGTCCCCTCAGATCTACCAGCAGCCCGCCGACGGCATGAAGGCGGCGGCCCAGACGTTGGGCAACTTTCCGACCATCATGGCCGCCCTCAAAACCGGGGACGCCCAATCGGCGCTGGGCCAGAAGGCCGTCCAGGACGAGCTGCGCCAGTTTTCCAGCGGCGCCTACAGCGACATCACCAAACAGGCCGGCGGGGCGGCCCGGGCCGCGGCCGCGGCCAACCAGAAGTGGGGCGACAAGACCGGTGCCGTCCAGGGCGCGCCGGCCGCGGCCCAGCCGACACTGGCCCAACGCCAGGCCGAGATCAAAGGCCACACCCTGGACCGCGACATCCCCCTGCCCGCTACCGGCGCAGCCGGGACCGACGGCGGCGCCGGCGGGGCCGGGGTGGTGCCCCCCGACGTGATGGCCGCCTACGGCGGCAACCCGCCGGCCAACGTGACGGCCACCTGGCAGGCCGCCCAGCAGAACCCGGCCGTGGCCGCCTATCTGCAAGCCCGGGCGGTTCAGGCCGGCGGGGAGGGCACGGTGGTACCACCCCAAACCTTGGGCGGCCAGCAGCCGGTGGCGCCCGGCACCACCTACCTGCCACCCACGGTGTTCTCCGACGTGGGCGCCCCCAGCCCGGAGGCGGCCGCCTTCCAGGCCGCCACCACCGGCGCCAACCGCACCCCCTACCTGGGCTACCAGTACCTGAACGCCTTCCAGGCCATCATGGACATGGTCCACGCCGGCGGGCTGTTGACCGGCAGCGGACACTGACATGGCCTGGTCCATCTTCTCCCAGGGCGACGAGGTGGCGGTGGCCTGGGCCGTGCAACTGCTGGCCGCCCTCGGCTTACAGGCCACCCCGGCCCGCCTGCAGTTCGTGTTCGACTGGGAGAAATCCGAGGGTGGCGGCGGGGCCTACAACCCGCTCAACCAGGGGCCGGTACCGGGCCGGCCCGAACTGTCGGGTGGCACCCAGTACGGCGGCGGGGCCTCCGACTACAACGGGTGGGCCGCCGGTCTGGCCGGGGCGGTGGCGTACCTGCACATGTCCAACTTCAGCCAGGTCCTGCAGGCCATGGTCTCGGACAATTACGTGTCCATGGCCCTGGCCCTCTTCGAGTCGCCCTGGGCGGCCAGCCATTACAACAACGGCCAGAGCTGGTACAGCGGCAAATACCCGAACGTGACACTGGGCGAGCTGAACGGGATCATCGGCCAGCTGGGCATGAACGCGCCGCTCGGCGCCGCCGCCGGCGGGGCCGGCCTGCCGGCCGGTGGCGGCACCGGCAACTTCAGCGGCGGGGCCATGTCCTACGTTTCCGGCGGGGCGGCCAACACCACCCCCCAGGTGCCGGGCATGAACGACATCCCCGCCCTGGACGCCTACATCCGCAAGAACTTTCCCGAAGAGGCCTGGCTGCTCAACATCCCGGAGGTGAAAACCACCCTGGAGAACGCAGTGGCCAACGGCTGGACCAGCCTGCAGGTGCAGGCCGCCGTCCAGAACACCGCCTGGTGGAAGCACACCTCCCAGGCCCAGATCGCCTTCGACCAGATGAAGTTCCAGACCCCGGAGGAGTTCAACTTCGCCGATCCCGGCTCCAAGGCCTCCCAGACCCTGGCCCACATCGTCACCCTGGGCTCGGCCGACGGCACCGTGTTCTCCCAGACGGTCATGCGCCAGGTGGCCATGGCGGCCCTGCAGTACGGCTGGTCCGACGACCAGATCCGCCAACGGCTGGGCAGCATGGTCACCGTCACCCCCATCTACGGGGGCGGGGTGACCTCCAACGATCCGCAGCTGCTGGCCGCCCTGTCCGGCGCGGCCGGCGACTATCTGATCAACCCGCGCGACGACCAGTTGCAGTACTACGCCCGCCAGATCGCCTCCGGCACGTCCAGCCTGGAGGCCTGGAAGTCCTGGCTGGCCGGGCTGGCCAAGGCCAAATATCCCAGCCTGGCCGCCCAGATCGACAGCGGCCTGACCACCAACCAGATCATCGACCCGTTACGCCAGGACGCGGCCCGGATCATGGAGGTCCCGGCCGGGGCCATCAACTTCGTCTCCGACCCGCTGTACGCCAAGATCCTCCAGTACCGCCCGCCCGACGCCGGCGGCAAGCCCAGCCCGGTTCGGCCCATGGACGTGTCGGAGATGGAAACCTACCTGCGCGGCACCGACCAGTGGTCCTATACCGGCCAGGCTCGCGACCAGGCCGCCGGCATGGAAAAGAACATTCTCACCACCTTCGGGAAGGTGGCGTCGGGTTGACATGGCGGTGGACTGGAATGCCCTGTACGCCTACGCCCAGTCGCTGCTGGGCCAGCCCTACCACTACGGGGCCACCGGCCAGGGCGGTTTCGACTGCTCCGGGTTCACCCAGGCCATCTACGCCAGCCAGGGTCTGAACATCGGCCGGGACACCACCGCCCAACTGCGGTCGGGAGCCACCGTGGGCCGCGACGGCGACTGGGCCGGCGACGTCAACCAGCTGCAGCCGGGCGACCTGATCTTCTACGGCGCCCCGGGGGCGGCCGGTCCCAACGCCCATGTGGTCATGTACATCGGCAACGGGCGGGTCATCCAGGCCGGCGGTCGCAGCGTCAACATCGCCCCGCTGTTCTCGTCGGCGTCGCCCACCACCCCGTTCCTGGGGGTGCGCCGCTACACCCAGATGCTCAACGCCGGCCCGCCCATGACCCAGACCACGGGCGGGGCGGCCGGCGGGCTGGCCCCCCCGCCCGGCCTGAACGACATCCCGGCTCTGGACGCCTACATCCGTCAGAACTATCCCAGCGAGGCCTGGCTGCTGGACGTGCCCGAGGTCAAGAACACCCTCGAGCAGGGGGTGGTGCAAGGGTTGAACGAAACCCAGATCAAAGCCCAACTGCAGAACACCGCCTGGTGGAAGCACACCTCCCAGGCTCAGATCGCCTTTCTGAACCTGTCCCATGCCACCCCGGAGGAGCTCAACTTCGGCAACCCCGGCTCCAAGGCGTCGCAGGCGTTGGCGCACGTCCAGACCCTGGTGGCGGCCACCGGGCTGGTCGCCCTGCCCGCCGCCACCCTCAAACAGATCGCCCTGGCCAGCATGCAGTACGGCTGGTCCGACGATCAGATACAGCAGCGGCTGGGCTCGCTGGCCTGGGTCAAGCCGATCTACGGGGGCGGGGTGACCTCCAACGATCCGGCCCTGCTGGACCAGGTGAAGGCCATGGCCGGCAAATACCTGTACAACCCCAGCGACGACGTGCTCAACAGCTACCTGCGGGGGCTGGCCTCCAAAACCATGACCATGGCCACCTTCCAGTCCTTCCTGGCCCGCCAGGCGGCGGCCAAATATCCGGATATGGCCCAGGCCATCCAGGCCGGCCAAACCCCGGGCGACATCGTCGAACCATTACGCCAGGAGGCGGCCCGAACCATGGAGGTGGCCCCCAACAGCATCAACTTCATCTCCGACCCGTTCTACGCCAAGGTCCTGTCCTACCGGCCGCCGCCCAGCGCGGCCGGCAAGCAGCAGGCCGCCCGGCTGATGTCGAGCTCGGAGATGGACAACTATCTGCGTTCCTCCGAGCAGTGGTCGCACACCCAGGCGGCCCGCGACCAGGCCGCCGGGCTGGCCAGAAACATTGTCACCACGTTCGGGAAGGTGGCCTCCTGACATGGCCCTCGTCCACATTTCCACCCCGGCTCAGGCCTCCTGGCTGTACCACGCCGGCTACAACCTCTACACCGTCGGCCGGGGCCAGTACTACGACCCCACCCAACGGCCGGGTCCGGGCCGGGCCCAATATCTGAGTCATATCGGCACCCCAGACCAGGCCAAGTTCCTGGCCGGCCAGGGCTACCAGATCACCCAGTACGCGGGCGGCTCCTATTACACGCCCCGCCCGCCGCCCCGGCCCCGGCCCACCGGTTATGCCTTCCCGGCCGTCACCGAGCCGCCTTTCACCTCTACCGAGCAGTCGGCCTGGGCCCAGATCACCCAGACGTTGCGGCAGTACGGCTTCGCCGGCGGCGACCTGACCGCCCTGGTCAACTTCGCCAAACAGGAGCTGATCAACGGCAAGGGTTCCGATCAGATCAGCCTGGACCTGGCCCAGACCCCCCAGTTCGCCAAACGGTTCCCGGCCATCATCCAACGCCAGAAGGCCGGTTTGCCGCCGGTCAGCCCGGCCGAATACGTGTCCCTGGAAACCTCCTACGAGCAGTTGGAGCGGGCCGCCGGCATCCCTCCCGACTTCGCTTCCTATGACGCCCTGATCGCCAACGATGTGGCTCCCACCGAGTACGCCGACCGGATCAACCAGGGTTATCTGGCCGTGGCCCAGGCCCCTCAGGAGGTCCGCGACGCCATGCAGGTGTACTACGGGGTGACCCCGGGCCAGCTGGCCGCCTACTTCTTAGACCCCAAGAAGATGGAGCCCCAACTGTTGCAGCAGGCCGCCGCGGCCCAGGTCGGCGGCGCCTCGGCCCAATCCGGGTTCGGGCTGGTGTCGGCCGGCGAGGCCCAACGGCTGGCCCAGATGGGCATCAACTTTTCGCAGGCCCAGCAGGGTTTCGCCAAGCTGGCGGCCGAATCGGAGCTCTATCGGGGCCTGCCCGGCCAGGCCGAGGTGCCGCTCACCTCCGAGCAGTTGCAGATGGCCCAGTTCGGCTCGGACGCCGAAACCCAGAAGATCCTGGCCCGCCAGGCCCAATACGAGACCGGCACCACCAATGTGGGGACCAGTGTGGCTACCACCCAGGCCGGGGCTACCGGGCTTGGCCCGGTGCAACGCTAGACGACTAGAGTGTCGCGTGTAGGACCATCTACCGGCAGGAGGTTGCCGTATGTCCTCTAGCACTTCGGAGCGCGTTATGTGCGAGGACTGCCGGACGCGACCGGCGACGTCTTGGGTTAGCCACGGGGTTCTACTCCGAATGTGCGATCGGTGTCTCGCCTGGTGTCTCGCCCGTAACGGCCGTTCGAGGTTGTGAGTCCCCGACATCGCGACCGGCCCGACATCGACGGTCTGGCCGCCGTCGGCATCGTGGAGGAGATCATGACCCAACACTGGGATCTGACCGCTTGCACCTGTTGGGTGTGTCACGCCGGCCGGTCGGCCGGCTGCCGGGCCCGGACCTGCTATCTGGAGCATCGCTATCGGGGCCGGGTGTGGGTGGACCCGGCCTTGCACGAGCCGAAACACTGGGTGGGGCCGGGCTGGGGTAGCGACTGACCGGTCGCTTGACGGGCGGGGCGAAAACAGCGACACTGGCAACTGACGCCGAGGAGACGGCCGAGCGGTCTTCTCGAGAACGGTGAGCCCCGAGGGCCCGAACGTCGAGCTCGCAGACCAAACCGACTGTCATGCCCCGCGCCCGGGGATGTCCGGGTGCGTGAAAGGAACGCTATGGCTGACGACGAAGAGTTCGATCCCGAGGATTACGAGGGTGTCAGTGAGCGCAACGTCCAGTTGCCTCGCCGCGAGATCAGACGGTTCGAGAAGGACCGCCGCGAACGCGACCAGTTGAGAGCCCAACTGGCGGAGAGCCAGCGGCTGCTGGCGTTCGCCCAGGCCGGTATCAACGCCACCGATCCGGCCGCCCGCTATTTCGTGAAAGGCTACGACGGCGACATGGACCCCGACGCCATCCGGGCCGCCGCGGTGGAGGCCCGGGTCATCACCGTGGGCAGCCCGGTCAGCGCCGAGGAGGTCGGCGGTCACGCCGCCCTGGCCGCGGCTTCCGGTGGCGGCCAGCCGGTCGCCCAGGACGACGAGGTGGCCCGCCAGCTGGCCGAGGTGGCCAAGACCCACTGGCGTAACGCCGATCAGGCCATCCCCGAGATCATGCGCATCGTCGACGCCAACAACATCAAGTTGCACGTCAACGCTTAAGCGAGGTTCGCCGATATGCCCATGACCATTCAGGCCTCCACCGATTTCGCCCAGAAGGCCTACGAGCTGCTCGCCTATTACGCGTTGCGGCCCGAGCTGTATTTCGACGGGGTGGCCGATGTGCGCCCCACCAATCAGTCCCAGCCCGGTTCCAGTGTGCAGTTCACCATTGTGGCCGACCTGGCTATCGCTTCCACGCCGCTCAACGAATCCACCGACGTCACCCCGGTGCAGCTGTCCGACTCCACCGTGCTGGTGACCTTGCTGGAGTACGGCAACGCCGTGACCACCACCGCCCTGGCCCGGGGCACGTCGTTCGTGAACCTGGACCCGGTGGCGGCCAACGCGGTCGGTTTCAACGGCGGGATCAGCATCGACACGGTGGTCCGTAACGTGCTGACGGGCGGCACCAACGTGGCCTATTCGATCGGTGACGGCAGCAATGTGGCCACCGCCCGCAACCAGGTGACGCCGAAGAACACGCTGGTGGCCGCGGACGTGAGGTCGGCCCGGGCGTTCCTGGTCAGGAACAACGTGGCCAACATCGGCGGCTACTACATGGCCTTCTGCCATCCGGATTCGTTGTACGACCTGCGGGGCCAGACCGGCTCGGCGACCTGGAACGAGCCGCACGCCTATTCGGCCCCGGACAACATCTGGACCGGCGAGGTCGGCTCGTTTTCCAGTATGCGGTTCATCGAGACGCCCCGGGTGCAGATCTTCGCCGACACCGGTTCGGGTCCGGCCACCACCGACGTGTACGCCAACCTGTTCATGGGCCGCCAAGCGCTGGCCAAGGCCTTCTCCTATGTGGACGGCAACGGCGAGTTCCCGCTGGTGGTGCCGGGACCGGTCACCGACAGCCTGCGCCGGTTCGTGCCCATCGGCTGGTACGACCTGGTCGGCTATGGCATTTTCCGTCAGCAGGCCCTGCTCCGCGTCGAGGGGGCCAGCTCCATCGGCAAGAACGCCACCGCGGGCAGCAACTGATGGCCACCCGGACGAGCGAGACCAAGATGTCCGGCGCCGGGCTGGTCCTCTCGGCGCTGGCCGCCCACTATCCGGCCACGGCCAGCCTGAAGGGCGGCCCGGCCGACGTCGAGGTGACCTTCACGATGGCCGGGTCGGAGGCGGTGTCGGAGCGGACGGTGCGCACCGACGCCAACGGTGACGCCATCCTGGAGTTCGTGCCGCAATTGGCCGGGTCCATGGCCGTGACGGTCACCCAGCCGGCGGTGAACGTGATCGCCGCCGCCGAGGGCGACGTGTCGGGCAGCCCCCCGGCCGACAATCCCGAAACAGGAGGACAGACAGATGGCTAACAGAGGATGGACCGACAGCGGCGGCGGCGGCGAGAGCGTGGCTTCCACCGCCCGTACCACCGGGGTGACCACCCAGTGCTCGGACGGCGACCCGTTCACCCGGGGCAGCACTATCGCCGACCCGAACACCCCGGACGGTTCGACCATGGGCGGCCGGGACGATCTGTTCGAGGTGCCCGGCCAGCTGTCCGGGGCCTAGATGGCCAAGCTGACGGCGGCGCAGCGCAAGAAGATCCCGCAGTCCAAGTTCGGTCTGCCGGAGAAAGCCGGGAGCGCGTCGGGGAAGGCGGCTCCCGGCTCCTATCCGATGCCGGACAAGGCGCACGCCCGGGCCGCCAAGAGCTACGCGGCTCGTTACGCCTCGCCAGCTCAGCGGGCCCGCATCAACGCCAAAGCCGACCGGATCCTGGGCAAGTCGAAAGGAAAGAAATAGTGGCGACACGCAAGAAGGCGGCAGCCAAGAAGAAAGCGGCCCCCAAGAAGACGGCCGCCACCAAACGGATGGCGGCGCCGCGCCCCGTACCCCCGGCCAATATGGCCCCCACCGGGCTGGCCGGCGGTATGCCGCCCATGATGGGGGGAAGGTAGATGGGCCGCACCGACCCCGATTTCTCCACCGACCGGCAGCGCAATTCGATGTTCGACGTGTGCGAGGTGACCTGCCCGTCGACCATCGGCGACCAATTGCGCAACCAGGGCTACACCCGGCCGAACATGCCCCAGGGCAACCAGGGGCAGGTGCGGGTCGAGCCTCGCTATCCGCTGGCCGGCAACGCCGGTTTCGACACCGACAACGACGCCGACGACTACAACACCGCCGCCTACGGTCAGCCGGCGTCGACGACCTCGAGCTCCGGCCCGCCCTGATGCCCACGTTCACCCCGCCGGTCATGCCGTATGTCCCCAGCGTGCCGGCCGGGGAGGACGGCACCAACAACCCGGGCTGGCGGCTGATGCAGTACTTCCCGGTGGGACCGCGGGGGGTGAACGTGTACAAGATGGCCGATGGCACCTATCTGCGTGATGACGTGACCGGGGTGTGGCCGACCACCCCGGACGTGCCCAACAATGCGCTCAACTGGACGTGGGGGACCGGGGCGTCGGCGCCGATCGTCACCCCTATCGCCAACCCGGTGGTCTACGTCTACTACGGCGGGCACTCCTACCAGGTCGACGACGTCGAGGCGGCCCGGCTGACCAACGCCGGCTACGGGGAGAACCTGTCGTGAAGGTTACTCACGGTGTCGACCACTGGGACCCGGACGGCTGTTTCGGTTGCAAGCTGCGCAGCCTGCAATTCAACGACGGCCCGGCCCCCCAAACGTTGATGGAGCGGGGCTGGGACAAGGACATGCCGGCTTACGCCCGGCTGCGCTCCGATGGCATCCAGCCCCGCCACATCGACGGGTCGGCCGAGCTGGAGGCCCGCCTGTCGGAAGGTCAGATGGAGGCGGACATGCGCCATCTTTTCGACGAAGACAAGGGTTTCACCAAGAAGGACCTGCCCCGGCTGGCCGAAGGTATGGCCGAAGCGCAGGCCTCGGGCTGGTCGCCGGTGGCCTGACATGCACCTGTGCTACACCCACGGCACCCATATCGGCTACGCCCGTTACGGCACCAAGCTGGCCGGGGCGTTGGCCCGGGCCGGGGTGGAGCATGTCGAGACGCTGGACCGGTCGGACCGGCCCCGGCATCTGGCCGTGTGGGTGTCGACCCCCAATCAGGCCCGGGGCTGGTTCGACGGCCAGCACAAGGTGTTGAGCACCATGTGGGAGACCGACACCCTGCCGGAAGGTTTCCGGGAGTCGTTCGGCTGTTTCGACCAGTTGATCGTGCCGTCGGCGGCGAACCTGGAGTTGTTCTCCGGTTATCACCCGCAGGTGGCCAAGGTGCCGCTCGGTGTGGACGGGCACGACTGGCGGTACCGGGCCCGGGCCGACCCGGACCGGCGGTTCGTGTTCCTGGTGGCCGGCAACGGACCCCGCAAGGGGGTGGATCTGGCCGTGGCCGCCTTCCGGGCTGTCTTCGGCTCCTGTGGCGGTCTCAGCCCCCGGCCGATGTTGCAGGTCAAGTCGACCCGGCCTCTCGACGAGGCGGTGGGCGAGCGGATCTCGAACGTGACCGGCCGGATGAGCGACGAGGAGGAGATCGAGCTGTACGCCCAGGCCCACTGCTATGTGGGCCCGTCGCGGGGCGAGGGGTTCGGGCTGATGCCCTTGCAGGCCATCGCCCAGGGCTGTCCGACCATTCTCACCGACGCTCACGGTCACGCCGAGTTCGCCCATCTGGGCCGACCGGTCACCGCCACCAAGTCCCGGTCGGACTATTTCGTGCACGGCGAGTCGGGGGACTGGTGGGAGCCGGATCTGGGTGAGCTGTGCGCCCAGATGGAGGACGTCTATCTGCGCTATGACACGGCCCGCAAAGACGCCGAGATCAACAGTTTTTGTGCCCATCGAGACTTCTCATGGGATGTGTGCGCCCGGCGTTTCGTCGAAGCCGTCGGCACCGAACATTTCGGGCAGGCCTACCAGGGTGACGGAACCTGGGTGGAGCCGGAACGGGCTCGCTATCTGGTGCGGGTGAACCGGTTGTGGGTTTGCGAGGTGGCCGGGGTGACCTACCAGTTTCATCCCGGCCAGGACTACTGGGAGCTGGCCGACGTCAAACGGATCCTGTACGAGGGCGGCCTGCTGGACCCGGCCTGTGTGCCGCGGGGTGTCGACGGCGATCCGACCCCGGCCCAGACCGGCCTGACCGTCGGCCAGCTGGCCCGGTTCGGGGACTATTCGGCGGCCCAGTCCTACTGCCATACCTGTGGCCAGCAGCTCAACTCGGGTGTGCGCTATCAGCCGGCGGAGGTGTCGTGACCACCCTGGACCAGTTGGTCAACGAGACCGAAGCCCGGGCCCTGTCCGGTTTCCGGCAGGAGCAGACCCTGCTGGGCGCGGATGTGACCGCTACCGCCACCACGGTCACGCTGCTGTCCGGGGTGCCCATGCAGTCGGTGGAGACCGGCGCCTACGTGCAGGTCGACTACGAGCTGATGGCGGTCCTGTCGCGCAACACGGCCACCACCGTCACCGTCAAACGGGGGGTTCTCAATTCGACCGCGGTGGCTCATTCGGCCGGGGCGGCGCTGATCGCCAATCCTCGCTTCCCGGCCGTCGACATCGTCAAGGCCATCAACGAGGATCTGGACGATCTGACCGGCCCGTCCAACGGCCTGTACCAGATGAAGGTGGTCAGCTTCACCTACAACCCGGCCATCACCGGCTACGACCTGGGGTTGACCTCGGAGGAGGTGCTGGAGGTACGCGAATGCCGGGCCTGGGATTACGGCTCCCAGCAGGCCTGGCCGCTCATCCCCACCACCCAGTGGAAGGTCGAACGCCAGGCCGCCTACGACGTGTTCCCGTCCGGGGTGTCGATCAAGGTGTACAACAACGCCTATCCGGGCCGGCCCATCCGAGTCCAGTACAAGGCCCCCTATACGACGCCGCTGGTCTGGCCCGACGACGACGTGGCCGAGGTGACCGGCCTGCACAGCCAAGCTCACGACATCCCCGTTCTGGGGGCGGCGTTGCGGCTGATGATGTTCCGGGAGCTGAAACGGACCTTCACCGAAGCCCAGGGCGAACCCCGCCGGGCGGCCGAAGTGCCGGTCGGGTCGTCGCTGACAGCGGTGCGGGGCATCCAGATGTTGCGGGCCGACCGTATCGCCAACGAACGGGAGCGGCTCAACAAGATGTACAAGCAGCAGAGACGCTGAACATGCCGGTCCTGCTGCGCTACGCCCCCTATTACGCCCATCTGCCGTCCGGGGTCGAATATTTCGGGGGGCCGTCCCCCCTGTCGGCCCTGTCTCCCCACATCTTCCATATCAGCCTGGCCGGCCGGTCCTACATGGTGGACTTCTCCCAGCCGTTCTACCGCCAGTACCGCCGCCAGCTGGCCCAGATCACCCGCACCCAGGCCGACACCTCCACCGACCCGGGCGAACAGACCATCGACCCCAACAGCATGTGGCGACGGTCGTTCGAGGACTGGGGCCTGGGGGCCGGGCAACGCTGGCGGGACCGCAAGGACAGCCTGCCCGACCGGTACTGGACGTCCAAAGGGGTGGACACCCTGACCACCCGCTGGCAGGTGACCCTGCTGCCCGACACGATCCTGGCCCGGGCCGCCACCGGCACGAACCTGCAGGCCCGGCTGGCCTCCGGGTACGTGTACCTGATCGACGGCCAGAACGTGTGGTTCTCCTCCGACCTGACCGCCTGGACCCAGGTGGCCGGCACCCCGGCGGCGCCCTGCTCGGACCTGGCCACCGACGGTCGCGACATCTGGATGTGCTACGGGGCGTCCGGCATCTGGGCCACCACGGCCGGGTCGACGGCGGCGGCCACCACTTTCAAGAGCTCGGCCGTCGATCCGGCCTCGGTCCTCGACTACGTGAACAACCGGCTCATGCTGGCTTCCGGCCCGTCCATCTACAACCTGGTGGCCGGCGGGCCCACCGGGCTGCCCACCCCGCTGTGGACGTCCGGCAACGCCGGCACCCAATTCGTCAGTTTCGGGGAGGGCAACCAGGCCATCTATGTGGCCGGCGGCGAAGGCGACAATCATTACATCTGGGGTATCACCGTCACCTCCGAGGGCACGGCCCTGGGCGCTCCCGTGGTGCAGGGCCAGGTGCCCATCGGCGAGACCGTCACCGACCTGTACGGCTATCTGGGCTACCTGATCGTCGGCACCGACCAGGGGGTGCGCATGTGCACCACCGCCGCCAACGGGGCCGTCAGCCTGGGATCGTTGATCCCCACCCCTCAGCCGGTCCGGGGTCTGGTCGGCTGGGGCCGGTTCGTGTACTTCGGGTATACCGCCTACGACGGTGTCTCCACCGGTATCGGCCGCCTGGACCTGCAGAACCATGTGATCGAGAACGTGCTGCCGGCCTACGCCTCCGACCTGATGGCCGCCGGCCAGGCCAATGTCACCTCTGTCGTCATGCACGCCGGCGACGCCTGCTTCGCGGTGTCGGGGGCCGGCCTGTACAAACCCGACCACACCCATCTGGTCCCGGCCGGCAACGTCACCTCCGGGCTGATCACCTACGGTCTGACCGACCCCAAGACGGCGGCCCAGATCGACTGCGCCGGACCGATCGCCAACGGGTCGTACACGGTCAGCCTGGCCACCGACGGCGGCCCGTTCAAACCGGTCGGCACCCACAATGCGGGCGGACCCGAACCGGTCACGTTCAACTGCGGGCCGTCCACCGGCCAGACCTTCGAAGTCCAGGTCGCTCTCAACCGGGACACCACCAACCCCGCCACCGGCCCGACCTTCACCCGTTACACCCTGCGCTCCTACCCGGCCCCCCACCGGCCCCTGCAATGGACCGTCCCCATCCTGCTCAACGAGGTCATCGTCGACCAGAACGACGGGTCGGCCCCGTTCGATCCCCGGGTGGAGCTGGAAACCCTGGAGGCCATGGCCGCCCTGGGCCAGATGGTCACCTACCAGGAAGGCGACTTCACCTACCCGGTGTTCGTCACCGACGTGGCCTTCCTGCCCACCTACCCCACCCGCGACCGCAGCTTCTTCAACGGGGTGTGCATGCTCACCTTGCAAGGTCTGCCCCCAGGAGGTCCCTAACCATGGCAGCCCTGCTGCAACGCATGAGCCACACCGGGGCGGCCGCCCCGACCACCCTGTCCGCCAACATCTCGCCCACCGCCGCCAGTTTCACCATCGCCTCGGCGGCGGGCTGGCCCACCGGGGCGGGCGGACGGCCGTTCGTGACCGTCCTCGATCCGCTCACGCCCCTGGAGGAGAAAATCCTGTGCGCCTCCATCACCGGCACCACCGTGAGCGTGGCCACCGGCGGCCGGGGCTGGGACAACACTGCGGCCACCTCGCACAACAGCGGTGCCGTGGTCGAGCACGTCCTGGCCGCGGTGGAGGTCGACGACACCAATCGGCACGTCTACATCACCGGCGACGACGACCACCTCCAGTACTTTCCGGTCAACGCCTCCCGGGCGGTCACCGGGCTGGCCACCTTCTCGGCCGGCATCACCGACACCGGCCCGTTCACCCAGAACGGGGCCAGCAGCCTGACCGGCACCCTGGGCGTCTCCGGGCTGGCCACCCTGGGCGCCGGCCTGAACCTGACCGGCAACCAGACCATCACCGCCGGCGGGCTGACCGTAGCCAACGACATCACCGCCCGATCCCTGGCCGTCACCGGCCTGGCCGGCGCCGTGGCCCCCTCCCGTTATGTCGGTGCCACCGCCTCGGGCGCCCCCACCGCCGGCACCTTCAACGTCGGCGACTTCGTCATCGACAGCACCTCCAACCTGTGGGTGTGCACCGTGGCCGGCACCCCGGGCACCTGGAAGTCCCTGGTCGACGTCCGCACCAGCCAGCAGGTCAACGCCACCTCGGTGAGCCTGTCCGCGGCCGTCAACGCCTACCAGACCCTGGTCAGCCTGACCCTGGCCGCCGGCCTGTGGCAGCTGTCCGCCTGGGGGTACATCAACATGTCGGTCGGGGCCAACACCGTCACCTGGACCATCCGGCTGCGCGACGCCAGCGCCGCCGAGCTGGCCAGAGTGGTCGTCTCCGAGACCGGCACCTTCAAACTGCCCTGGTCCATGACCTGGCTGACCAGCCTGGCCGCCCAACACCAGATCATCCTGGAGATCACCCGCGACAACACGGCTGGCACCCAGCTGGCCGATCAGAGCGTCTTCTCCGCCCTGCCCTTGCGCCAATAGAAAAGGACACCGCCACATGAGCAACATCGAACCGCCCGAAGAAGACCTCGAGCGCGACCGGCGGGGCGGCGAACGCTTCTCCGGCACCCACGACGACGAACCCGACGTACCCGAACAACCTCACCCCGAGGCGTCGTGACCGTCTGCCCGTTCGCGGCCTGGAAACCGGTCGGCAACCACGGCGGCCCCATGAGCCAGCAGCTCGGTCTGGTCCTGCACGTCCAGGAGGGCAACAACAGCCTGGCCGGCTGGTTCAACAACCCGGTCAGCGAGGCCAGCTCCACCTACTGGGTGTCGAAATCCGGGGTCCTGGAACAGTACGTGGACGCCAACGTCTGCGCCTGGGCCCAGGGTGACGGCAACACCACCTACCAGAGCGTCGAAAGCGAGGGCTACCACACCGAGGCGCTCACCCCGGCCCAGGTGGCCACCCTGGGTCGCCTGTACGACTGGGGTGCTGGGACCTACGGCTGGGCCAACGCCCTGGCCGAAACGCCCGGCCAGAGAGGGTTCGGCTGGCACGGCATGGGCGGCAACGCCTGGGGCGGCCACCCCGACTGTCCCGGCAACCTACGCAAAGCGCAGCGGACCGACGTGCTGGCCGAAGCGTTCCAACCCGCTCCCACTCCTACCCCCGAGGAGGAACCCGAAATGGTCCTTATCCGCTCTCCCAAAGGCGCCGTCAGCCTGCTGGACGGCTCCGGCAAGAAGATACCGATCTTCGACGTCGACACCTACGCCGCCCTCCAATCGCAGGGCGGCATCAAATCGGCGAACATCACCCAGCGGGATTTCGACAACATCCCCAACGCCTTCTAGGAAAGCCCGGCAACCTGCGGACACCGTCGATGTCATCGCCCTGCTCACCGGGCTGGCCGGAGTGGTAACCGCGGCCGGTGGGATCCTGCTGGCCGTGCGAGCCGCCCGCGACAAGGAACGCAAAGCGGCCCGGGCCGAACTGGCCACCGTCGAAGCCATGCTGGGCGAGGAACGCCACGCCCGCCTGGAGGCCGAATTGCGCAACCATCGTCTGGGCATGCTGCTGGCCCGCCACGGCATCGACCCCGATGCGTAAGGCGGTGGTCCTGTTTGTCCTGGCCGGCGCCCTGCTGGCCGTCTCGGTCACCCTGGCCGTCCGCCACCAGCCTCGAACCGTTGTCGAAACCGGCACCACCCCCGGTCCGACCGGACCGCCCGGCCCTCGAGGGCCGCCCGGAGCTCGAGGACCGGCGGGAGCTCCGGGGCCGCCCGGAGTTCAGGGGGCGAAGGGCGCCACCGGTGCTACCGGCCCGGCAGGCGCAGTCCAGTCATCGTCGAACACCACGACCGGTGGCCCGCAGCCCGCCTCTGTCGGTCCGGCCGGGCCTGCGGGACCGACCGGCCCGGCCGGCCCCACCGGACCGCCCGGCCCTCGAGGCGCCACCGGCCCGACCGGGGCCACCGGGACACCGGGACCGGTCTGCCCGGCCGGCCACCATCTGGTCGCCGTCACCTTGAAGGCGGCCAAAGGCCCGGCCACCGTCGACGCTCTGGTCTGCGCCGCCTGACTGACCTCGCTGGCTGTTGTCCGACCGTGACCGGCGGGTCGTCATGCTGCTCGTCTACCTGGCCGTGGCGGCCGGCTGCGCGGCCCTGGCCGAGCTGTTCTACCTGACCGTCCGGCTGTTCACCTGAGAGGATGGATGCATGTCCGATGTGGTTGTCGAAGTGGCCGCTTCCGGCCAGACCGTGGCCGTACAAACCTCGCCCGCCTACAACCTGGCGTTGACCGAACCGGCCGCCTACAACCTGGTGCTGACCGAACCGGGACCGCCCGGCCCGCCCGGCCCGACCGGACCGCAAGGACCGACCGGACCGACCGGACCGCAAGGGCCGACCGGACCGCAAGGCCCGACCGGGGCCACCGGCGCCCAAGGGCCGACCGGCGCCACCGGCGCCCAGGGGCCGACCGGCGCCACCGGAACCACCGGCTCGCAGGGACCAGCCGGACCGACCGGACCCCCAGGAAACGAGGCCACCAACCTGCTGTCGGCAGAGAACTGGTCGTTCGAGGGCGGCACCGTGGGCGCCTGGGGGGCCAGCACCTACCAGTGCAGCCTGACCAACACGACCGCTCAGGCCTCTATCGGCACGCATGCGATGGCCATGACCATGACCGGGGCCAGCGGCGACATGTACTGCCGGATACCCAACACCAACCCGGCCGCCCCCAAAGTGGTCGGCGCCCAGCAGTACCAACTGTCGGTCGACTACTACCCGACCGGCACGGTCACCGGCGTCCAGGCCCGCTGGCAGTGGTTCGATGCCGCCAACACCATCATCGGCAGCTCCACCCTGACCCAGGTGGCCGCCCCGGCCAACCAGTGGACCACGGTGACGAATACGGCCGTCGCCCCGGCCAACGCGGCCAGCGTCCAGGTCTTTCTGTACGTGGTAGCCGCCGGAACCGCCGGGGCCATCACCTATGTCGACAACATCAGTTTCGCTCCCACCGGGCCGCAGGGGGCCACCGGCGCCCAGGGCCCGGCCGGCCAGGGCGTGCCCGTCGGCGGTAGCACCGGGCAGGTGCTGGCCAAGAGTTCGGCCACCGACTACGACACCACCTGGCTGAACAGTCCGTCTCCGGCCGCGCCGCTCACCCTGACCGCTCCTACCGCCACCACCGTGCCGCTCACCGTGGTCGGGGCGGCCTCCCAGACCGCCGACCTGTTCGACGTCAAGAACAGTGACGGCACGGTGGCGGTGGCCGTCAACTCGGCCGGCCAGGTCACCACCCCCAAAACCGAACTGGTCCTGGCCCAGACCGGCGACAGTTTCGGCACCACCATCCTGCGGTTGCGCAACCGGGGCGGCGCGGCGGGCGCCATCTTCTACAACAACGGCCTCAACCTGGTCGACTTCGGTTTCCAACCGTCGACCACCGCCCAGGCCAACCTGCGCATGGAAGGCCGGGCCGCCCAGCTGGTCGACGCCGGCAACAGTACTTACGGTGAGATCCAGATCATCATGAACGCCCAGGCGGCCGGCCCTGACGACGCTTGGTTCGGCACGGCCGGAGCCGGGGTTATCGGCCGGTTCGCGGTCGGCGGGGCCGGCTCCTACGGTGGCGGCACCGGCCCGATGGTCTTTCTGGCCAACGACACCGCCGACCCGACCGCCAACCCGGCCGGCGGGACCATTCTGTTCTCGTCGGCCGGGGTGTTGAAGGTGCGTGATCCCAGCGGCGCGGTGACCCAGATCGCGCCCGCCGTCGGACCGGTAGGCGCCGCCTCCGGCGACCTGTCCGGCACCTATCCCGGACCGACGGTGGCCAAGGTGAACGGGGTGGCGGTGACCGGTACCCCGGCCGCCAATCAGGTGCCGGTGGCGTCGTCGGGCACCGCCGCGGCCTGGGGAGCAGCGCCCGCCTCCCCGCCCAACGGGACCGCCTCGGGTGATCTGTCCGGTACCTATCCCGGACCGACGGTAGCGAAGATCAACGGGGTGGCGGTCACGGTCACCCCATCGGTGGGCTATGTGCCGGTGGCCACCTCGGCCACCGCCGCCACCTGGCAGACGCCGCCTGCCTCCCCGCCCAGTGGCACCGCCTCCGGTGATCTGTCCGGCACCTACCCGGGTCCGACGGTGGCCAGGGTGAACGGGGTAGCCGTGTCCGGCAGCCCGGCCTCCGGTCAGGTGCCCACCGCCACCTCGGGCACGGCGGCCAGCTGGCAGACACCGCAGAACATCAACCAGCTGCTCGGCATCCCGGCCCCGGTCACTACCGGCACCACCGTCGTGTCCTACACCGACCCGACCGGCGAGGTCTGGATCGCCAAGAACGGGGTGCTGGGCGGGGCCTGGAAGAAAGCCCGGGACACGCTCGGTTCCCGGGTGTACCGCAACGCCGCCTACAACGTTCCGACCGCCGCCACCATCCTGCCCTACGACACCGTGACCCGGGACCTCTACACCACCTGGAGTGGCGGGCGTTGCACGGTGCCGATCGTCGGCCAGTACCGGGTCTACGCCCAGCAGACCATCGCCTTCGGCGCCGCCAACCAGACCGGCACCATGTACATTCGCACCAACGCCGTCAACGGCTCCTATACCACCACCATCGCGGCGGGCAGCAACTGGGGGTCGTTCACCATCTCCGACCTGCTCCAATTGAACGCCGGCGACATCATCGACATCACCCTCAACGCCAGCGCCGTGCTGGGAGCGATAGCTGGCTCCGGCCAAACCTTCTGTGTCATCTCCTACGAGGGGACGGGCTGACCGGGGTTCAGGTGGCGGTGATCTCCGGGGTGACAGTGACCTTGCCGGCGGCCAGGGTGGTGACCACCCCGTTCAGGTCGGTCACCTGACAGTCCCACTGGGCCTTGCGGGGCAGCTTCATGGCCTGCAGGTGAGGCAGGTGCAGGTCCACCTGGTTGGTGACGGTGGCGTCGATGGCCGCGGTGAAGGTGGCGACGACGGCCGAGCCGGGGGCGGCCCGGACCTGGGCGGCGACGGTCCAGCCGGTCATGTTGATCGGATTGTTGTTGGCGTCCTTGACGGTCAGGTTCAGGTAAAAGTCGTCGCCCTGATAGATGGTCAGGTTGACGGCTTGGGGTCCGGTGACGACTTCGACGGCACCGAGGCTGTTGACGGGGACGGTCACCATGGTCATGGCCTAATTGTCTCCCAACTCTGACCTTCCGGTGAAGAATGCATCTTGTCAAACCCTTGACAGGCGAGTTAGGCTGGCAGGCAGAGCCAAGGGCTCAAGCGGCACTGCAAAGGCCATAAGGCCGAGCCAAGCCAGCCTAACTCGAGGCGGAGAGACGGCAATCAGATAGCCTTTCATAGGTTCACCACTCTCCGTGTGTGTGATTCGTCCAGAGGTGGTGTAACTAGTGCTCCACTAGGGGACTGCACATCTGGCCCCCCTGGCACTCTTGAGTCCCTGTTTGTCAAGTTATGACCGCTCCGGGTGGTCGGGCGTCAGGATCGGGCAAAGAGACTCGCCAGCCGATGATCTTGTTGTCCTTGTCCTTGACGGGCTTTGCCTCGACCCCCTCCCTGATGCGGGCCTTTTTGATCGTATCTTTCGACAAACCGTAGGACATCAAACAGTCCAAGAGATCCTGCGATTCCATGGTTTTATCCTTCAAAACTTCCCGGATCAGACGACGCGCTTCGGCTATTGCTGGACTGTCGTACTCCCTGACCGCCAGTGTCGGATCGGTCAACTGGTCGGCGACCACATTGCACTCCTTTCCCCACACCACATGGTGATAGTCGGTGTCTTCCCGCACCAGCTCCAGCCCGTAGGTGAGCGAGGGCGGGATGCGAGCCAGGTTGTTCTTGGCCATGGCCAGCACCCGCTGAGTCGGATCCTCGGGGTGGTAGCCAGCCACCATCTCACAGCGGAACGAACCGGTGAACCCCATCGACCCGCTGCCCGCTTCGACGGCCAGGCCGCCGCCCTTGCGAGGATGGCGGATGACAATGCAGGCGGCCCGGGTTATCCGCAGCAGGTTCTGCAGAGGACGTAGCATCCGGCGCACCCTGGCGTCGGCGTTGGTGTCCACCCGCTCGTCGATATAGGAGTTGAGCACGTCCCAGACCACCAGCACGTGCCGGAGCCCCTTGGTGGCCCGCACGGTGGCGATGGCGTCGCCGAGCATGTCAACGTGAACCGGGAGGGTGAAAGGCACCACTTCACCCTCGGGCGTCTCCAGGTCGTCGAAATGAACCAGCCGGTCCATGTTGCCGCCGGCGTAGGCGAACCGGTAAGAGAGGGTGTCCTCGGGATCGTCCTCGGCCGAGAGCAGGAGAACCGCTCCCGGCTCGTCACCCCCGCTGCCGTCGGGCATGGATCGTCCCCAGGACAGACGGGCGCCGATGTCGAGCACCAGGGTGGACTTGCCTACTCCGGCCAGGCCGAAGATCGACGAGATCTTCCCGAACGGTATCCAGGGTTTCCACAGCCATTCCACCCGGCGTCGGCCGATCTCGGCCAGCGAACGCAGCCGGGGGCGCAGAGCCGGTACTACTAGAGCCGGAGTGGTTATCGCTGGCGCTGGCGGCAGGGTCAGATCCTTGAAGCCTTTGGTCAACAGATCGGCGTGGCTGGCGATGAAGTCCCCCCGGTGCACCAGGAAGGTGTACAGGGCCCAGGGGCTCATGGGCTTGCCGGTGGCACAGGTGGTGAGCGAGGCCACCGTCTCCGACCACACACAGGTGTAGCCGTCGTCGGCGTACACGGTGGCCGAGATCTCGTTGGAGCTGCCGGGATGATGCCAGTGCTGGTCACCGGAGCGGTCGGTGCGCAGCACGTTCCAGCCCCTCGAGGTCAATATCTCGCCGGCGGTGACCTGCTCGTTGAAGCGAGCTCCGGCCAGGTGGGAGGAAGCCGGGTGCTCGCGGACCACCGGCTCGGGCAGGGAGGCCAGCTCGTCGTCGAAGTCCGAGGGCTGGTAGACCCGCTCGGCCTTCAGCCTGACCTCGACCAGCACCGGCTCGGTCTTCATGTTGTAGGTGCCGGGCAGGCGCATGACCCGGTCGATGTTCCAGACCGGATCCAGGTGCAGACCGGCCTTGTCGAAGATGGCCGTCCAGGTGGCGCCCCAGCGGGCCAACAGCGGCTCCGCCTCGTTGCAGAGCAGGGGCTCGGCCAGGAACCACCAGGGCTGGAAGCCGTGACCGGTGCGCACCACCGCCGAGGGGGCCAACGGGAAGGACAGGATCAGATTCTGGGCCACCTCGGCGCTGGCCGGCAGGTTGGGCTGGCGATGTGCTTCCGAGGTCCAGTCCACGTCCAGCCACAGAGCCGGGATGGCCAGGCAGTCCCGGGCCCCGCCCCGCCGGCCGGCGTCGAGACGTCTCAGGCGGGTGGCGGCCCCGAAGTACACGCAGCCCCGGGACCCCATGAGATCGATGTCATGGCGCAGAAGATCCAGGTCGGTGGCCGGCGCCCAGGAGACGGAACGGGAACCGCCGTTCCGCTCCACCGAGAACAGGCTCACGAAGCCCTCCTCGGCGAAGCAGAACAGCTGCTTCAACCAGTCCATGGCCCCGTCCACGTTTACGGACAGGGCCTGGGTCACCGCCGATCGAACAGGTCGTCGTCTCCCACTGCCCGCAAGGGCACCGGTTCCGGTTCGGGTTCGGGCTGGCGGGTTTCGCCCTCGGGGCTGGTCACCCGGATCTCGAACAGTTTGGGGGCGTTGCGGCCCGGGCTCTTCTTGCCGTCCGAGGTGTAGGTGATGTCGACCTCGTCGCCCACCCGGGGCTTGAGGGTCAGCAGCTGGCCTTTCAGGTTGGTGGACCCGGCCAGCAGCTCGGCCTGGTCCTGCTTCGACTGGCGGCCGTCCTGGGACACCACACATTCGGCCAGGCGGTACTTGAGGATCGGTTGGGGGGTTTCGCCCGGTTTGCGGGCGGGCGGGTCCCAGCGTTCGATGTCGACGATGACGCCGCGCACCCGGTCCCCGAAGGTGTTGAACTTGACCGTCAGCGGGAAAGCGCTGTCGTCGCCGCGGATGTCGGGATCCTCGTAAGGGTCGTAGGGCAAGGGTGCCTCCTTCAGGGCATGGGCCGCTGCGCCGGGCGGCCGGGATTGGTTGGCGCCACTTCGTCCAGATCGACCAGGGCGGCCAGACCGACAGCTTCCTCCAGCTCCAGGTCGCTCATGACCTCGGTCCGCTCGGGCAGCCCGGCCCCGGTCATCAGACCGACCAGCCTGGTGCGCTGCGACAGATCCAGGGCCTGCCAGCGAGCCTCGAGCTCGGCTTCCTTCTGCCGGCGCCAGATCTCGCTCCAGGACGGCTCCGGCTCCGGGCTGAGCAGCTCTTCCAGGCCGGGGCCGTCGGTCTGCCAGGCCCGGATGGTCTTGGCGGCCAGGAACACCTCCCACAGCGTCTTCTTGAGCGGGGAGCGGTACACCTTGAACCCGTTCGGTCCCAGATGGACGATCACCGCGGCGGAGGCCTGCGGCCAGGGCCGCTCCCGGTCGGCGTCGTCGAGGTAGTACTCGCCCTTGGCGTAGGCCACCAGCTGGACGGCCATGTCGTCGTAGACGTCCTTGCCGGTCTTGTAGTCGACCAGCACGTCGGGGCCGAGCTCGGGCAGAGCCTCCAGGGTGCCCAGGAAGTCGGCGCTGCCGGCATAGAGGTGAGTGTCGTTATAGATGGAGACCTCGGTCAGGCGGGGTCGGGGCCGGCAGCGGGCCACGTACTCCTGGGCGGCCGCCACCCACGGGTAGACCTCGGCTTCGATCGTGTAGTCCTGGCCGTTGATCATCTTCTCCACCACGTCGTGGACCTCCGAGCCGCGGGCCGCGGCCTGGTCTCGCACCAGCCAGGGGATCCCTTTCAGGGTGGACACCGCCCCCTTGTGGACGACCTTCTTCTGGCGGCCGGCGGCCGTTTCGACCTGCTCTTCCCAGTCCTCGCGGGGCAGGTCACGCCACTGGTCGGGATGGTCGAAGGCGTACTCGGCCACGGTGCGAGCGGCCCAGCGGGGTATCCCTTCTTTGGGGAGGGCGGCGATGGTGTGCGTGACCGAACGCCAGCGGGGTTCGCCGTTGTGCTTGGTGGGATGGGCGTACCAGCGCGTTTTGTGGCCGTAGCGGTCTTCGACGTCGCGGGCCCAGCGGGGGGAGGTCATGCCCCCGACCTGCCGATAGGGGGCAGGGTCATGACCGAGCGTCCTCGACTAGACCGAGCGCCCATGCCAGGTCTGTCGTGTCCCGGTGCTCGCAGCGTCGGACGTCGATCTCTTGGCGTAGGGCGCTGGCGATGTCTGTGAGCGTCTGATCGAGGAGATCTAGGAAAGCTGAGTAGGCCACGTCGCTAGTCATCGGGCGCTCCTGACCTGCCGTTCGGGGACGCCACCTGGCAGACGTAGAGGCGGTCGGAGCCGCACACGTCGCAAACCAGGACTTGCTGGTCGCCAGGCCAGCCTTCCTTGATTTCCCAGTGGAAGTCGGGGCTGTACTCGTCGCGGTCGTCGCAGGCGGCACACAGGTACGCCTCGGTCTGCTCCGGGTCGTCGTCCTCGACAACGTCCTCATAGTCGGCGTTCGGGGACGCGCTCATGGCAGCCTCCCGAAGGCTCGCAGAATCTCCTCGGCGTCACCGTCGGTAGCGACCAGGATCAACGTGTACTTGCGTTCCCGCAGCGATTCGCCGGCGCCGGTGCGCTCTTCGTCGATCGGCACGCTCAGCATGAACGCCACACCATCGTCGGTCACGGCCGTCCCGCTTCCACTTCACGCAGCCGGCTGCCGGCGCGCACCCAGGCCTCCTTGCGGCGGGGGCTGGGCCGGCGCAGATAATCCCTCCAGGCCTCGAACTCGCGATGGGCGGCCATGTGCCGCCGGCAGCGCCACACCAGCCGCTTCACCGGCTCTGCTCCCAGAGACGCTCCTGGTCGGCCTCCAGGTTGCGGATCCGGCTCTCCAGGTCGCGCTGCAGCCGGTCGATCTGCTCTTCGAGGCGGGCCACCCGCTGGACCAGGTAGCGCAGGTCGTCGGCCAATTCAGCGGTGCCGTTCATACCGCTTCTCCTCGCTGGCGGTGCAGGTAGTCGTCCAGGTCGGCCTGCCGGCAGAAGAACCGGCCGCCGACGGCCAGCACCTCCACCGGAAACCGCTCCTCCCTTTTGAGCTTGTAACCGGTGTTGTAGTGGACGCCGACGATGGTGCAGGCCATCTTGAAGGCGACCATCTCTCCCCGGTTCTGCTCGGAGACGCGTTGAAGACGAGCAAGGCCCATGTACGAGCCTCCCTTTCTACCGCTACGGCTTTGCTTTCCCCACCACCACCGCGCCTGCTCGGCACGGGTGCCGGTCGGACGAGTTTTACACCCCTATGGTCCGCGACACAAGGGGCCGTTTCTCGGCCAAAAAGGTGATATCCGAACGGCGGTTGTGACGTGTATAACAGGAGGGAGCAGCCGATGCTATTTCAGGACCGGCGCCGCCGGCGCTGGGACAGCTGGCGGGCGCTGCGGCCGATCTCGTCGCAGCGCAACGACCGGGGTGAGGTGATCAGACGCAGGCCGATCACCTCCAGCAGGGCGGTCACGTCGGTGCCGTGCTCGTCGGCGAAGATCTGCCAGCCCTCGCGGGCCTCCACCGAGAGGTTCACGTTGACGGCCCGGCCCCGTCTAGGCATGGAGGAGGTTCTAGTCGCAACCACACAGTGTAGGTGGGGCGACCTGCAACTACATGGCAATAGGACTAGAATGGGGATCGGCCCCCTCGCTAGGGATAAGGGGGCCGATCCGACCGCATTCCTTATCAAGGAAGGAACAGGCCAATGGCCAGTGTAAAGACTCTCTACGACGCTCAGGGGAAGACTCGCGGCTACCGGGTGCGCTGGCGGGACAGCGCCGGCGTGTCCCGCTCTGCCACCTTCCCGGCCGGGTGCAAGCCCGACGCCGACCGCTACGCCATCAAGGTGGAGCGCGACAAGCACACCGGAGCCGAGCTGGACGACCGCCGGCTCACCGTGGCCCAATGGCGGGAGGAGTGGACCAAGCTGCAGCTACATCGTCCGACCACCGCGACCCGGGTCCGCTTCGCCCTCGAGCCGCTGGTGGCCTGCATCGGCGACAAGCCGTTGATCAAGGTCCGCCAGTCCGACATCCGGGCCTGGCTGGCCCGACGGCACCAGACCGTGTCGTTGCGCACGGTCCGGGCCGACATGACCTGGGTGCGGGCCCTGTTCCGGGCCGCGGTGGCCGACCGGCTCATCGCCTTCAGCCCCTGCGACGGGATTCGCCTGGAAAGCCCCGAGCGCCGCCCCCAGGTGGTGGCAGTGTCGGCCGAGCAGATCGATGCCGTCAGCGCCCGTTTGCCGGCCTCCTGGGCCATTCTGGGCTGGCTGGGGGCCCGTACCGGGCTGCGGCCCGGCGAGCTCCTCGGCCTACACCTCGAGCAGGTCGACTTCCTGCGCTTGAAGATCAGCGTGGACCGCCAGCTGGTCCAAGGCCGGATAGAACCCCAGACCAAGAGCTCCTCGGGCCGGCGGGTGGTACCGGTCGACGCCGACACCATCGGGCTGCTGGCCAAGCATCTGGCCGCCTTCCCAGCCGCGCCCTCCGGACTCATCTTCCATCATCGGGGCAAGCCGCTGTCGCACCGGTCGGTGTGCGCCACCTGGCGGGCGGCCAGCGGAGCAGTGTTCCGGTTGCACGACATGCGCCACTACTACGCCTCCCGGCTGATTCGCCAGGGGGCGTCGATCGTGCTGGTGTCCCGGCTGCTCGGGCATTCGCGGCCGTCGATCACCTCGGACGTGTACGCCCATGAGTTCGCCGACGCCGACGAGTTGGCCCGCACTCTGGCCGCGGCCGCCTTCGGAGGTGAGCAGCATGCCCTCTAGGCCGGTGACCGAGGTGGCCACCATGCGTGGTGTGCGTATGGCCGGCGCCGCCCTGGAGGCCGAGCTGAAGACCCTGCGGACCAGGTCCAGGCATATTTACTCCTCACCACACTATGAGTGATCTTGATCTGAACGATCCCACCTGGTGGCAACAGCAGGAGGGCGAAGCCCATGAAGCCTGGTTAGCTCGAACCAAGGAGCGCAGTGACCGGGAGACCATGTGGAGCAACTACGAGCAGTACGGCGACATCGTCGAAGAGGTGCTGGAGGGCTACCGCACCGCAGACGGCGAGAAGCTGAACAAGGCCGAAGTCATCGAGACCGTGGCCGACTGGGTCTACACCGAAGGCCAGCAAGCAGCTGAGGACCGCGAAGATGAACTCAAGAGCAGCCCCAGCGAGACAGCTGAACTGATCGCCCAGACCGAAGACTGGAAAGAGTACGAGCCCGATGACGACGACGAAGAGGAAGGTGAGTAGCCGGATCAGGCCTGCGGGTCCTCATCGCCGCCGCCCTGACCTCGCTGGCCGAGCTCAACGAGGCCCTCGACCTGCTGCTGGAGGGGTCGTGAACCTGCGCCGGCTGCGAGCCGTGGAGGCCATTCTGGCCGACCTGGTGGCCGACACCGGCGACCTTACGAGTCCCCAGCGGCCGATCTATGCCCGCCCCCAGCTGCTGGCGGCGTTGACCCAGGTGCAGCGCGAGATCGCCGTCCAATTGCTGGACCGCGGCACCAACGCGTAACGGGTGACCACGCTCATGTGCTCTGACCTGCGGTTCTGCCGTTTTTGCGATTGGCATGAACAACATTGCGGGGACCGGCCGCTGACCTGCGGTTATGTGCGAAAAAGCAGTCTGACCTGCGCAAACCTTGTGACGGGTTGTGACGCGTTGTGACGGGATGTGACGGGTTGTTACCCGGGTCACGTGTAACGGACTGGTAACGGTTGACAGGTGTGGCAGCTTGACGATTGAGACAGGAGAGACGATGGTTCCTACTGTGCAGCCGGTCTTCACTCCGCCCGCATCTTTGAGACTCCCGACGGCCGACGCCCGAGGTCGCGGTTACGCCGAGTGGGGGATCCTCGAGGAGGCAAGGCAGCGTGTCTAGTCCGGTCATCGTCCCGCCGGCGCCCATACGCTTCCGGGTGGTCGGCTTGCCCGTCACCCAGGGCTCCAAACGGGCCTTCATCGTCAACGGGCGCCCGGTGATCGCCGAACACGCCGGCAGCCAGCTCAAAGCCTGGCGGTTCGCCATGGCCGTAGCCGCCGGCGACACCCACCACGGCCCACTCCTCGAGGGCCCGGTGGCGGTCACCCTCACCTTCGGGCTCTTGAAGCCGGCCTCGGCCCCGAAACGCCGCCGGACTTGGCCGATCGCAGCCCGATCCGGTGATGTCGACAAACTGGCTCGGGCCGCCCTGGACGCGTTGACCGGTGTCGTGTTTCGTGATGACGCCCAGGTGGTGGAGCTGTGCGTGTCGAAGGATTACGGTCCGCCCGGGGTGGAGGTGGTGGTGCGCAGTGTCACCTAACGCTGATTATGAGGGCAGGGTTTGTCCGGTCTCGTTTGCCCGCCTGCCCTGTGACAGGGTGATCCCCTTAGACGACGTGTGGGGTGCCTGCCAGGACTGCGCCGAGATCATCAACATGCGATCCGGCAAGGTCCCTGAACATCGGGTCGCCGACGCGGCACGGCTGAAATGGCTGGCCGAGGTCGGCCCCCTGCCCCCTATCGGTAGGTCGGAGCCATGACCCCGAACGCCGACTCTGGGGGACGTTATCGACCGACCGCCGGCGGCCTGTTCTCCGGTATCGGCGGCCTCGAACTGGGCCTGGAGCGGGCCGGGTTCGACATCGTCTGGCACGCCGAAACCGACCCCTACGCCAGTCGGGTCCTGAAGAAACACTGGCCCGATGTGCCCAACCTGGGCGATGTCACGAAGATCGACTGGAGCAGCGTTGAACGACCGGACCTCGTCTGCGGCGGCTACCCCTGCCAGCCCTTCAGCTACGCCGGCACCCGGCAGGGCGAGAACGACCCCCGCCACCTATGGCCGCACATGCTTCGAGCCATTCACGTTCTACGACCCGACTTCGCACTGTTGGAGAACGTCCCAGGCCACCTTAGCCTTGGATTTGGAACCGTCCTCGCCGACCTGGCCTCCATCGGGTATGACACGGAATGGGAGTGCATACCGGCGGCAGCCCTTGGTGCCCCACACCTCCGCCGGCGGATCTTCATTGTGGCCGACCCCAGTGGCGGACGACGCGGTCGACCGGCAGATCAGCGGGGCACAACGACGGATCGATTACGGGAGACGCACGTTGAGCGATGCGGCAAAGTTGTGGCCGATACCGACATCGCGGGACTGGAAGGGCCGGAACCAGCGGGACGACACGACCTGTCTGCCCGGGGCGGCTGGTGGACAACTGAACCCGACGTGGGTCGAGTGGCTCATGGGATTCCCAACCGGGTGGACCGACTTAGATGCCTAGGCAACGCCGTCGTCCCCCAAGTCGCCGAATACGTCGGCCGGTGCATCCTCGACACCCTGTCCCCTAACGGCAGGTCTGAGCCATGACACAGAACGCCGACTATGTAGGACAGTCTCGGCTGCCCCACCACGTCATCGCCACACTCATCCTGCCGTGCGGTGAATGGGCCATGCGAGTGGATGAGGCCAGGAATGTCGTAACCATCAAGGCAAAAGGCCCCGTCGATCCTCGTGTCGCTAGGCGGCTGCTCATCGTTGACGGTGGCGAAGTGCCATCAACGACCCTGCCCCATATCGGCAGGTCTGAGCCATGACACAGAACGCCGACTTGGTGGGACACTCTCCGATCATCCAGTCAGAGCGGAACGACCTGGGCGATACTGGCGCTACCAGGGTGGTGCGGAACACCAGAACCGTTTACACGGTGGCCTGTTCTTGCGGCTGGCACTCTGGCTCAGGCGTCGGGTGGAACTGGTTCTACAGCAAGAAGGCGGCGAAAGAAGCGTGGCAGACCCACGCCCCTAACGGCAGCAAGGGGACACCCTGATGCCCGCCACCAGCAAAGCTCAATACCGCTACATGGCCGCCATAGCCCATGGCATGGTCCCTCGCGACGGCCCGACCCGGGCCCAGGCGGCCGAGTACGTGAAAGGTCAGGGTAACTACCGGCAGCTGCCGGCCCGGGCTACCAAGAAGCGGAAGGGTCGCCGGCGCTGAGATCACGCTCCCGGGCCACCCAGGTCGGGTCAATCTTCGCTACTGGCGGGAGCGGCCATCCGGTTGTGCGGGGCCCGGGGTGAGGGCGAGGGCATGCCTTTGTACCAGGCCGGGTTGCCCGGTCGGCGCCGCCCGGCCAGCCAGGCGGTGACCGTGGCCGCACGCCAGTAGGGGACGTTGCCGACCTGGCCGTCGGCGGCCGGGAAGTCGCCGCGGGACCGGTAGACCCGGATGGAGGCCTCGTTGATGCCGGCCAGGGCGGCGATCATGGTCATGGTGTAGACCGGTTGGCGGTCCGGGCCGCGCATGGCCCGGACCGGGTAGACCGGTAGCGGCCGGGCCGGCTCGGGCCAGACCGGCTCTACTGCCGGGACCGGCCTATCCGGTTCGGGTTCGGGCTCGAGATGAGCGCGCAGGCCCTGCCCGCAGCGTTGACAGGTTTCGGTCGGTTGGCCGTCGTCGCCGACGAAGGGGGTGAAGGGGTGCGTGCTCATGTTTTGGCCTTAGACAGGCTCGTCAGCCACGGTCGGTCGCCACAAAAGAAGCGCCCGCTGGGTGGTAGGTAGCGCAGCCTCCGCCCCACGCCCGCACCACGCGGTAGACCCAAGACGCGGCCTGGCCGACGAAGGTCGGCCTGGCATCCTCAACAAGCACATCTTCCTTGAACCGTGTGCGATGGGAAATCGTCATGATCCGGGCGGGCTCGTGAAGTCCTACCACGTGTAGGACAGTGTCAGCAGGTCGGATGGCGTGCGCCAGTACGGGCGGATCGATCTCAGCCACGGTCGGCCGCCATCAGTTCTTCCCACTCCCGGCGTAGCCGCTCGTGCTCTTGGGGGGGGGCGTGAAGAAGGGCGATGATTGTCATAGCGGAAACCTCACTTTCCGATCGCTAATAGTTTACTGGCGGGCGCGGCCCATCCGGTCGCGCCCGCCTGGGGGCCGCTAGGCGGCTCGCACCATGCCGCGCCGGTCGCCCCGCAACTTGCCCTTGGCCCGCAGGCCAACAATGGCCCCGATATCGCCATAGCGGTCGTCGCTGGCGTCGCCATCGATCACGACCAGACCGTGCCATTCCGCCGGGAGAGGTCGCGTCCGCGGCGTGTCGAAAACCACCGCGACCGAGCGACCAGCGTTCACCGCGGCCAACACCCGCCGATCGGACGTCCGTTCCGAGGCAGACAGGGTAAGCCGATAGTTGGCCGGCGCCACGCGAGACCAGTCCTTGGTGTAGTCATAAAAGATGACATCCGATCGCAGCAGCCAGGGTGCCACTTCCTCCCACCGGATGTCAGAGAACGTATTGAGACGGACGCGCAACCGGTCACCGTACTTGCGGTAGGCCACGTCCAGTTCATGCGCTAGCAGAGAACAGAATTCGTCGGGATGTTCGAGCAGGAACCGGGTCTTCAATTGCCGAGCTTGCTGCACCTTGTCGTAACGACCGTTACCGTTCTGCGAGACGCAGCCGGCCCGACAGGCCGGGGTGGAGAACGGGCAGACATTGATATGCATCGCTACTAGCCGATAGGTGCGGGCCCCGAACCACAAGGGCGCCGGTGTCGTCGACCACACGCGTACGGTGACCAGTCCTACCGTGTTGGCTTGCGCCAGCGACACCCCGCAGGTGATGACGCGAACGTCTTTCTTGAACTTCGAATTATCCCAAGACAGGATCGGCGCTCGGGGCCCCCAGCCGTTCGCCACTCGGAATGCCTCCCAGCAGCGCTTGCTCTCACGCCAGTCTTCGAGCGTGATGTGCGCGTCGGAAAGGATACGGTTGATATTTGCCATCTGACGGAAACCTCACTTCCGTTGTTGGTAGAAACCTCCGGTCGTTGGCGCGACCGGAGGTTTCGCTTGCTCTAGTTGTCGTCGAGACCGGCGCAGATGGCGCCGGAAACCTTCACGACGCGTTCGGCCGACGCTTTTACGGTCTTGACGTCACCATCCGCCCAACGGGCCACGTAGGCCAGCGAATAGTCATCGGTGGCTAGACCGACATGAGCGCACACCACGAACGCCACCGACTCGGCCTCCACTTCGCCTACCCCCCTATGGTGCGCATCCTCGTGACCTAGCAGCACGTGACCGAGCTCATGAGCGAGTGTCTTGGCTGCTTGGGCGTCGTCGACGTCGTCACGGACACTCACGACGCGAGTGGCGAAATCGGTCATCCCGTTAGCGCCGTGAAGACGCTCAGCTGAGACGCGCTCGAGCATGAAACCGGCGGCGGCCACCTGCTTCGCCAACCCATCCCACAGACCTACAGGTGCTTCACCGGTGAGAAGATCGGGGCGGACATCGGCTAAATCCTCCCCCTCCGTTTGCGAAACATCGAACACCGGTACCGCCTTGAAACCGCGCACCACCCAACGCTCTTCACCGCTGTCGCGGTCCGTCGTGCGATAGCGACACGGAGCCAGGATCCACAAGGCGCGCTCACCCTTGCGAACCGAGCGACCCAACTTCTTCCACGCATTGAATCCCGCCACCCGCGTCGCATCCGGACACTGGCGCGAGATCAGCAGCAGATTCCCCAACGAGTAGCGCGGCAGCCGGGCCGCGGTCACCAGCATCCGGCCCCACTCGGCCGACGACGTAAGGGCTTCCACCCCAGCAGCAAGCTCCGCTTGCAGCTGCTCTAAACGGTCATTACCAGACATATCTCCCTAGCCTCCCTAGCCAAGTTTGTAACACTTAGTTGATATATTACTACACCAGGGGAAACACGCGGCAGCAGAACTTTAGTGACATCCGTCACATCCCGAACCGACCGCGACGAGCCAACAGAACCGCAACCCCATCGGCGAAGCCGCGACACCACATCCGGCAACGTCGGAGGTGGCCACCCTGGGTCGGGATGTTCGCGCCGCCGCGTACCGGTAGACGCGCCGCCGAATACCGGTAGACGCGTCAACTATTCGGCCGACATACTCTCCCTGGTGGCCGCGCTATGTAGGCGCCAAACATGGCAACGCGCCACAAAAGCGCAGGTCAGAGCGTCGCGCAGCTGGCCCGAGCTGGGATGGTTACCCGATCGCAACGCGGCCGACGTCGAGGCCTCGCCGACGCCTTTGACCCGGTGATGTGCCGACGGGAGGCGGGCGAATGAAGTACTTATCCCGCCCGGCCCGGTTGTCAGATGCCGTCTGGTCCGGTTGTTGGGTGCGGTTGTCGTTTCCGGGTTGTCGGGGTTTGCCCGAGTTTAGCCGGGTGTCACGGTGGGTGGTGGCGGTTTGTCGGTTTGAGGCCAGATTCCCAGTGGTGGACAGCCGGGGTGTACCGCTTCTGGTTGTGCTCAGGGTGGTTGGGGTCCTGTGCCGGTCATCCCGGCCAGAGGCGGTGTTTAGCCAGACGAACTACCGCTTCTGGCTTGTTACAGGTTGGGGGGTGGTGGCCCCTGTTGTGTAACAGGTCCGGGTGGTTCACACTGTGGGCTGTGCGCCAGATCACCGCTCGCCAGTGGGAGGTGTATGAGAATCGTCGGCGCCGGGGTTGGACGCTCAAGGAGGCGGCTTCCGAGGCCGGGGTTTCGACGAGTAGTGCGCACAAGCGTGAGGGGGTGCGCCGGGCTGCGTTGTCGGACGGGGGTCAGGATGGGCTCTCCAACGAGCGCCGCCGCTGGTTGATCTATACGACGGATGCGCCTGGGCCGATTCCGTTCAAGGATTTGCGTCCGGAGGCGTCGAGGGCTTTGGAGGATTTTTCTTATTTTCAGAGACGCTATTTCGGTCGGATTGCCACGCCTTGGCAGGCGGCTGCGGCTGCCGAGGTGCGCCGGTATTTGGAGTCGCCTGAGAAGGAGTTCGTGGTGATCAACGGGCCGCCGGGTGGGGGGAAGTCGACGGTTTTCACGTTGGATATTCCGGCTTGGTTGACGTGCCGGAATCGGATGTTGCGGGGGTTGATCGGTTCGAAGACGGCCAATGCGGCTACCCGGTACGTGCAGCGGTTGAAGAGGCATTTGGAGATGACCAGCCCGTTGAAGGGGGAGGGGGAGGAGGTGGCCAAGGGGTTGGCGGCCGATGCCGAGGCTACGTTGGCCGACGATTTCGGTTTGTTTCGGCCCAGCGCCCGGGATTTGTGGGGGGCGGACAGTTTTGTGGTGGCCCAGCTGGATGGGGCGTTGATCGCCGAGAAGGAGCCGACCTGGTCGGCCTACGGGATGGATTCCGGTTTTCTGGGCATGCGATACGATTTCATTGTCTGGGATGACCTGGTGGACGCCAAGGTGATGCGTACCGCGGAGAGTCGCGACACCCAGCAGGACTGGTGGGACAAGGTGGCCGAGAAGCGTCTGGAGCCGGCCGGGTTGCTGGTGTTGCAGGGTCAGCGCATGGGGCCGGACGACCTGTACAGGTATTGTCTGGACAAGCGGCTGGTGGCCGACGCCGACGATGTGGGGGGCGAGCGGGCCCGCAAGTATCACCAGGTGCTGTTCAAGGCGCACTATTCGGATCGTTGCCGAGATGATCACGATCCGGAGACGGCGCCCTATTGGCCGGACGGCTGTCTGCTGGATCCGAGAAGGTTGCCGTGGCGAGAGCTGCGCTCGGAGATGGCCAACCCCAGGAACAATTTCCAGGTGCTGTATCAGCAGGAGGACGTCGATCCCGACACGGTGCTGGTCGACGCCGGCTGGGTGTACGGAGGGTCGGATCCGGCCACCGGGGAGCTGTGGCCGGGTTGTGTGGACATGGGCCGGGGTCTGGCCGAGCTGGTCCCGAACCTGGACGGCCAGCTGCTGTCGATCGCCACCGTGGACCCGTCCGCGGCCCGCTGGTGGTCGATCCAGTGGTGGGTGGTGCGCTGTGTGGGCGGGGTGGCTCAACAGCGCTATCTGATGGATCACGAGCATCGCCGCATGGACGCCCCGTCGTTTCTGGATTGGGTGGAGGCCACCAAGTGTTTCGTCGGGCTGGCCGAGGACTGGCAGGTGCGCTCGCAGGCTTTGGGGTTGCCGATCTCGCACTGGATCGTCGAGGCCAACGCGGCCCAGCGCTACATGCTGCAGTTCGAGCACATGCGCCGCTGGCTGGCGCATCATCGCACCGGGCTGATCCCGCATCAGACCTACGCCAACAAGTCGGACCCGGAGTTCGGCATCGAAACGTTGAAAGGGGTGTACCGGCACGGGCTGGTGCGCCTGCCCATGAAGGCCGGGGCCGCCTATCTGGCCTCCATCCGTCTGATCGACGAGGTGACCCACTGGCCCCAGTGGAAGACCGACGACTGTGTGATGGCCCAATGGTTCCTGGAGTGGCACCTGCCCCGGCTGGTGCCGACCGGCCATCTGCTGCCTCGAGCCGCCCGGCCGTCCTGGCTGCGCGGCACCAACACCTGGGGTTGGCGCAACCGGGCCAAGGAGCTGGGTCGTGCCGGCTGAACGCCGCCGGGTCCGCCTGAACGTCTGGTCGCCGACCGACGCCCCCTGGGACAGCCCGATCTCGGCCGCCGACGCCGAGCAGATGGCCGAGTCGGCGGTCATCTCGGGGGCCACCCCGACCGAGGCCGAGATCCTGTCGATGCTGGCCGACAATCCGGGGCTGTTCGTGAACGCCCAGAGGCTGGCCCTGCGATGAGAACCTTCACCCGGCTGGCCGGTCTCACCGACATTCCCGAATACTGGGCTCGCATCGAGGCCGCCTCGGGCCGGCTGGCCTTCGACGTCGGGGCCAACATCGGGCAGGCGTCGAAAGTCCTGGCCCAACATTTCGAGCGGGTGATCGCCTTCGAGCCCTGTGCGGAGACGGCCGCGGTGCTGGCCGGCGCGGTGCCGGCGAATGTCACCGTGATGGATGTGGCGGTGAGCGACCTGGTCGGTTTGGTCGACCTGGACGAGTCGGCCGGGGCCATCGGTTACGGCATGCTCACCTCCGGCGGCCATCCCCGCTGGGGAGTCACCCTGGGTCGGCGGACGGTGCCGGCCCTGAGCCTGGATGCCGCCGTCCGCCGGTTCGGACGGCCGGATCTGGTCAAGGTGGACACCGAAGGCCACGAGCTGCCCGTCCTGGAGGGCGCCCGCAACCTGATCCGTTACGGCCGGACTGTCTGGCTGCTGGAGTTGCACGACGACCTCGAGGAGAAGGTGCGGGCCTACTTCGGTGGCTATCAGATCACCCGGTTCGATCATCAGCCCGACCTGTACTACCTGGAGGTCATCCCGTCGTGAGCGACCGATTGGAGTACACGGTGATCTCGGTGGGCGAGCGCATGATCCGCAGCCGTGACCCCACCGTGCCCCTGACCGGCGGCCCCATGCAGATCTTCGCTCCTACGGTCACGAAAATAGAGACCGAGATCGATGCGGTCGGAATCTTCTCCACCTTCGAGAAGGCCCAGGCGGCCGCCTCTGTATATATAGAGAGCAATCCGGGTCACCGGGTCAAGATCAAGGCCGCCGTCGTCGACGCCGTCACCGGGGGGCCGGCCCCGGCTGCGGGCCAGGTTTGCACCGGCTGCGGGCGGCCCATCGCCGCCGGCGGCCTGTGCGACGTCTGCCGGAAAGCCCACTGGGCCGCCTGCCGGACCTCCGATCCCGAGCTCCTCGAGCAGCTGCAGGCGGCGGTGGGGTCGTGACCACCCCGGCCGAGCAGATCGTGCAGTGGTACCGGCAGCGCCGGTCGGCCCAGAACCCCATGCGGGCCCGCATGGCCGAGCTGCGCGACATCTACAACGGCGATGTCCAGGTGCCGTTGCCGGAGCTCGATCGCAGCGAGCAGGCCGCCGTGGCCAATCTGATCTCCCAGGGCCTGGACCAGATGGCCATGCGGGTGGCGTCCACCCTGCCCAGCGTGACCTACACCCCGGTCAAACCGGGCGCCCAGCGCTCCGAGGCGTACGCCCGCACTCGCGCTCTGGCGAACTATTCGTGGTGGCAGCAGAACCGCTTCGACCGGCTGCAACGCAAACGGGCCCGCTGGCTGGTCGGCTACGCGGCGGCCCCGGTGGTCATGCGCCCCAACTTCAAGAAGGAGATCCCGGCCTGGCAGACGGCCGACCCGCTCACCACCTTCCCGGCCCCCATGGACCCCACCGACCTGATCCCGGCCGACGGCATCATGGCCTACAAACGGTCGTTGGGCTGGCTGGCCCACAACTTTCCGGCCCAGATCCGCCAGCTGGAGGTGGGCGACCGTCCCGGCCCCGACATCGAGATCGAGCTGGTCGAATACGTCGACGCCGACGAGCACGTGCTCATCGCCCTGGGCCAGGCCCCCGAAGCCAACCGCATGGTCTGGGGGGGCAGACCCAAAACCACCGGCCGGCCCTGGGTGGAGCTGACCCGCTTCGCCAACCGTCTGGGCAAACCCACCCTGGTCTACCCCACCCGGCCGTCCCTGGAGCAGCCCATCTCCCAGTTCGCCGGCATGCCCGCCCTGTACAAGACCCAGGCCCGGGCCATGGCCCTGTGGCTGATCTCGGCGGAACGGTCCATCTTCCCCGACACCTGGTTCATCTCCCGGCCCAACGAGGTGGTCGACATCGTGGAGGAACCGGACGGCCGGGCCGGCATCTACGGCCGGGTCAAAGGCGGCGACCTGAAAGAGGTGCTGGCCGCCCCCAGCCAGCAGACCGGCCAGATCGTCGACCTGCTGGAACGCAACCAGCGGGTCACCGCCGGCATCAGCCCCGACTTCGGCGGCGAAAGCCCGACCAACGTGCGCACCGGTCGGGCCGGCGAACAGCTCCTTTCCGCCACCGTCGACTTCTGGGTCCAGGAAGCCCAGGAGACGCTGGCCCTGTCCTACCAGGAGGAGAACAGCCTGGCCGTCAAGATCATGCGGGAGTACTTCGGCAACCAGCACAAGTTTTTCGTGGTCAACTTCGGCAAGGTCGCCGGCCAGGCCGACTACATCCCCCTGATCCACTTCGAATCGGACAACAACGTGGTGTCCTTCCCTCGGGCCGGCGCCGACGTCAACAGCCTGGCCATCGGCCTGGGCCAGCGTCTCGGCCTGGGCGAGATCTCCATTCGCACCGCCCAGGACCTGGACCCCTACATCGACGACAGCGAACGCGAGCACCGCCGCCTGACCGCCGAAAGCATGGAAAAGGCGTTGCTGACCGCCATCGACCAGGCCATCGCCCAGGGCCAGATCGGCCCCCTCGAGGTGTCGAGAATGGTGGAGCTGGTCCGCTCCGGGCAGATGCAGATCTACCAGGCCTACCAGCAGATCCATCAAGAAATTTCCGATCAGGCCAACGCCGCCGCCGCTCAAACCGGCGGGCCGGGCGGTCCGCCCGGTCTGCCCCCGGGAGGACCGCCCGGCC